CGTTGACTTCACAACAATCGTTGGTGCAGCTTAATAAATAACCACGATATAGGAGAAAACAAATGGCATTCAATGTAGCAGAATTTAGAGCGAATATGATTGGTGACGGTGCCCGTCCAAATCTATTTCAGGTCTCGTTAACATTCCCAACCGTTGCAACAAACGGCACAGCAGCTGCACAGAAAACAACGTTCATGGCAAAATCAGCACAGTTACCAGGTTCTACCGTAGGTACTGTACCGGTGTTTTATTTTGGTCGTGAACTGAAGTTTGCTGGTAACCGCACATTTACCGACTGGACATTGCAGATTATTAATGATGAGGACTTTGCTATTCGCAATGCTCTTGAATCATGGATGAACGCAATCAATAGTCATACAACCAATGTTCGTGCAGGTGGTGCTGCTAATCCAACAGGTTATACTGTTGATGCAACTGTTACACAATACGGTAAAACTGGTAACGAATTGAAGTCTTATAAGTTTGTAGGTTTATTCCCACTTGATATTGCACCAATCGATTTAGATTGGGGTTCAAATGATGTGATTGAAGAATACTCAGCCACATTCGCTTTCCAATATTGGGAATCTAATACTACTTCTTAACATGTTTTTGTTTAGAGAGGACTTCGGTCCTCTCGTTATGTTTAATTGAATTGGAATCTATAAAATATGGCAGCCCAAAATAAATTTTCTCTCTTTGGTTTTGAGATTTCTCGGAAGAAAACCGAGGAAGAACAAGCTCTACAACCATCCTTTACACCACCTTCAAATGAAGATGGTGCTCTTACCATTTCTTCAGCCGCATACTATGGTACATATGTTGACCTAGATGGCACGGCAAAGAATGAAGTCGAACTCATTTCTCGTTATCGTGAGATGGCGATGCAGCCAGAAATCGAATCTGCAATCGATGACATTATGAACGAAGCAATTTGTCAAGATGATGATGGTATTGTAACACAAATTGTTTTAGATAAACTGGATCAACCAGAAAAAATCAAAAGAGCCATCAAAGAAGAATTCAATACCATTCTTCGTTTGTTAAATTACAAACACATGGCACAAGATATCTTCCGCCGTTTCTATATTGACGGCAGAATGTATTATAACATTATTATTGACAAACAAAATCCAGTTGCTGGTATCAAAGAACTTCGGTATATTGATCCACGCAAACTTCGAAAAGTTAGAGAAATAAAGAAGAAGAAAGATGAAAGAACAGGTGCAGAAGTTGTTGATGTCTTTAACGAATATTACATCTATAACGATAAAGTCGTTACTGGTAGTTCAAGCAATTATGGTCCTGTTGGCGTTCGGATCACTACTGACTCAATCATATCTGTTGTTTCTGGTCTCATGGACAGTCGCCGTGCTGTTGTATTATCATATTTACATAAAGCTATCAAACCATTAAATCAGTTGCGTATGATTGAAGATGCGACAGTTATCTATCGTATCTCACGAGCACCTGAGCGCCGTATATTTTACATTGATGTAGGTAATTTACCTAAGTTAAAGGCCGAACAATATTTGCGTGATATTATGGTCAAATATAAGAACAAACTTGTTTATGATGCACAGACAGGTGAAGTTCGTGATGACCGTAAATTTTTGTCCATGATGGAAGACTTTTGGTTGCCACGCCGTGAAGGTGGTAAAGGTACCGAAATCTCTACACTACCTGGTGGTCAAAACTTAGGTGAGTTAGAAGATGTTAAGTATTTCCAAAAGAAACTATATCAATCATTATCAGTACCTATTTCTCGTTTAGAACCAAATCAAGGTTTCTCAATTGGTCGTGTTGCAGAAGTTACTCGTGATGAATTAAAGTTTGCAAAGTTTGTAGACCGTTTGCGTGCCAAGTTTTCTGATATTTTTAATCAGGCACTTCGTGTGCAATGTGTATTAAAAGGTATCTGTACCGCTGATGAGTGGGACCAGTTTAGAGAAGATATTAACTATGACTTTGTTAAAGATAATAACTTTAGTGAACTCAAGGAAGCCGAACTGATGCGTGAGCGATTAAGTTTGTTGGGTGCTGTTGATCCATATACAGGTCGTTACTTCTCACAATCTTGGATTCAACGTAATGTATTGCGCATGACGAATGACCAGATTAAAGAAATGCAAGGTGAAATGGATGAAGAAAAAGAAATGGGATTAGGATTACCTGTTGATGTTACCAATACAGTAGCACAAACACAAATGGTAGGTGATATACAAGCTGACCAACAGGCTGCATTGGCAACACATCAATCAGAGTTACAACAAGCACAAGATATGGGTCAACAGCAAGAACATAAGTCAGCTGGAACATTTACCAAATTAAAACAAATATTATAAATATTGAGATTGGAGATAATATGGACACAAGACAAATTGTAGATTACGCAGTTAATGATAATGCAAAAGAAATGCGTGATGCATTATATAACAGTATTCATGACCGTGTTTCTGCACATCTAGATGCTGCTAAACAAGCTGTTGCACAAAATATGTTTGCACCAGAAGAAACAGAAGAAGAAACCGAGGATATCACAGGTGAAAACACTTAAAGAACTACGCTCTTTGACCGAAAAAGAGGATCATAGTGCTCCTATGGATCCTCCTGCTGTTTTGATTATGAAAAGAAAATCGATTCGGCAGTTTCCAAATAATCAAAGAGTGGCTCTTTATTATGTAGATAAAATTAATAAATATGTAACCGTTCCATATACTGCCATGCAATGGTCCTCAACAGGTTCCATGGATGAGGAAGTAGATGCCGAATAAGTTTACATACCAAGTTGTTAAAGATACCACAGAACATGCGGTTATTAAATTAACTGGTTCATTTGATGGTTCTATTGATGAAGATAATGCACATCGTATACAGGCAAATACATTATACGGTGCGTTAGATGCAAACAATGTGCCTTTAAGGACACATTTAAGTTTAAGTAACACAGCAAAACCATATTATGGTTTAACTGTCAATCGTGTATGGTATGATACATGGCCGTATGAAGGTGATGTTGAGTTGTATTGGTATTCTGATGACCCACAAACCATTCTATTAATGAATGGTAACGGAGAGTATGATGGTAACGGAAATTGGGTAACAATACCAAATCCTAATACCGCTATTGCTAATACAAATGGCGATATTGGTATTAAGAGTCGTTTAGCACCAAACTGTAATACATCGAGTTATACGATTATTATGGAGTTGAGAAAATTAAATGAATATTATCAGCGTGGTCAGTTTAATGACCCAGCTGCATTTAACTATCCACCATATGGATTAACACCAAATTAATTAGGATAAAAAATGGCAACATCAAATAGCACACAAATACTAGTTGATACAACAAAACGTACCGTGATTAAACGTATTGGTATTTTTGACGCTGCCGGCGGAAACGAAGCATTAACTGTCGTTATCGACCCACGCAGTTTGTCTTATGCTTTAAATGCCAACGGACAACCTTATCAAACAGGTAACACAACAGCTCCTGGTTTTGCCAATTCAGCCTTTACTATTTCTCGTGTTGTTTACAATGTTGATGCTGAAGTTGGTCACCTGCAATTAAAATGGCAAGGTACAACCAGTGATGCTACAATCGTTGCATTAGGTGTTGGTGCTGGCGATACAAATCCACAATATCAATTACCAGCAATACCAAATAATGCAGTTGGTCCTACAGGCAACGTAACAATTACAACCGTTGGTACCACAGCAAATGCAGCTTACACTTTGATTATTGAGTTGCATAAGAATAGTCAGTATTATAGTTCTGGTCAGTTCCAAGATCCGGCTGCAGTTAATTATCCTCCTTATGGTGTAACACCATAATGAAAGATTTTGTTTCTAAACTATTAGACGATAAAATAGTTGAAGCAAAGGCAGTTTTAGTTCAACGAATACAAGACTTGGTTAATGAGAAAGTTAACCAAGTTAAGGTTCGGTTGGCAAACGAAATGTATGATGATGTTGAGTTTGAGGAAGTAAATGAAGCCAATGTGCAAAAAATGGGTCGTACCAAACTCATTCGTGTAAGATTTCGTGGTGGAAAGTTACAACGGAGAGTTAAGAAGTCGGCAGTACCAGGTTTCACAATTCGTGGTGGTAAGTTAACAAGAATACCTCCACAAGAACGCAGAAAACGAAAGTTGGCTGCCAGGCGGTCTAAGTTTAAAAGACGTGCCAAGTTAAGACAGGCGTTAAGAAAGCGCCAAATGACGCTAAGAAAAAGAAAGGCTATGGGATTACAATGAAGTTAATAACAGAAGTCACCGAATCATTACAATATCTTGCTGAAGATAAAGACGGCAAGCGTAATCTTTACATTGAAGGTCCATTTCTCCAAGCAGAAGTGGTAAACCGCAATGGCCGCAAGTATCTCAAAGAGACCATGGCCAAAGAAGTGCAAAGATACACGGAACAATATATCAATAAAAATCGTGCCTTTGGTGAGCTGGGTCATCCAGACACCCCATCTATCAATCTTGACAGAGTTTCTCACATGGTTGTGAGCCTCCGTCAAGAAGGAAATGATTGGATAGGCAAAGCAAAGATTCTTGACACACCAATGGGTCAAATTGTGAAGAGCCTTATCGAGGGTGGTGCTCAGATTGGAGTATCGTCCCGTGGTATGGGTTCTCTCAAAAATGTCAATGGTATCAATGTAGTTCAAGATGATTTTCATCTGGCCACAGCGGCGGATATAGTAGCAGACCCTTCTGCTCCAAATGCTTTTGTTCAAGGTATTATGGAAGGCAAAGAATGGGTGATGGTGAATGGTGTATGGACTGAACAGCAATACTCTGAAGCTAAACAAGCAATTAAAAAAGCTTCTCAAAAAGATATTGAGGAAGTAAGCCTACGCATTTGGGAATCACTCGTAAAAAAACTTTAAATATAAATATCCAATATAAATCAAGGAGATTTTTAAAATGGGAAAATTTAATCTGTCCGAAG